ACAGAACTTAGGAGAATAAAATGATTAATATCGTAAACTTAGAACGCACACAAGACGGTGGTGTTGTAGTAGCACACTGGACAGCATTAAAAGTCGATGGCGAACTTGAAGCCAAGACATACGGCACAAAGTCTTTTACGCCTGACCCTGAGTCTGAAAACTTCACAGCCTTTGAAGATTTAACACAAGAAATTGTGGTCGGTTGGTTTACTGAGGAAGAAGTGGCGCAGATTGAACAAGTGCTAGATGCTGACTTATCAGCTCAGAAAGCTCCACAAGTAATCTCAGGTCTACCTTGGTAAGGAATTAACATGAGTGAAGATAGACTCAACAGAATTGAACAGAAGTTAGACCGCTTAGTAGACGTTGTTGAGTCTATAGCTCGTGTGGAAGAGAAGATGGCGGCTAACGACGGGAAGCTCAACAGGCTTGAGTTCCGTATGGACAAGCTAGAGGAAGACTTAGACGAGACATCCAAGGTTGCACGAGACAACTCAGGTGTTGCTAAGTTTGCCGATAAGGTTTTCTGGATTGTCACAGGTGGTGTCGTTAGCTTCGCCGTTTGGGTTATGAAAGCAGGAGTATCAGGCTAATGGGTATCTTGAGCAGAATCTTAGGTAGCGGAGACGTCATTGAGAAAGGCTTAGACCTTATCGATAGTTTCCATACGTCAGACGAAGAGTTAATCAAAGCGAACACAGACGCTAAGAAAGAGCTTCTAACGGCTTATGCGCCCTTTAAGTTAGCTCAACGATACTTAGCACTAATGTTCTCCTTTACGTTCTTAGCGAGCTTCCTAGGCGTCCTAGTGACGTCCTTAACAGGCTATGCAGACGTAGAGGTGATTCGACAGGTTATTTCAGAGTTTTACATTGGTGAAATCATGCTGTCAATCATTTTGTTCTACTTCGGTGGTGGTGCGTTCGAAGGTATTATTAAATCAAAAGGTAAATAATTATGAAACAACCAACTTTATACAAAGCTCCTAAGTGTTCTACAGGTAAGTGTAAAGATAAGAAAGCCCCTAGTAAGCGTAAGAATGTTAAGCCTGATTATGATTGGAGTAAAATGACACGAGTCGGTAATGAAACTGAACGTGCTTCATTGGACCAACAAACTCGCTATGGTATGCGCAAGAAAAAGGCTAAGTAATGATTAAGAAATCCTCAGCATTAACCACGACAACATCCTTACAGACTATCTATACAGTTCCTAACGGTAAACGTGCAGAGTGGAAGATGCTGTGGGTTAGTAATGTCAGCGGTAGTAACGGTACGTTTGACGTTACGTATTACAATAAAGCCAATGATGCAACCTTTACATTCTTTGATGACCATACGTTATCCGCTAAAGACTTCTTTCAGATAGGCGGAGACTACTATGAGTTTGTCACAATGTACGAAGGTGACTACGTGCAAATTAGCGCTACACAGCCTATGACGGCAGTTGTATCCGTAATAGAACATAACGATGTAATTCAAGGAGGTTAACATGCCTGCTAAGAAGAAAGACTCACGCTTAGAACGTGCAGGTGTCTCCGGGTATAATCAACCCAAGAGAACGCCTAATCATCCCACGAAGTCACACGTTGTAGTGGCTAAAGAGGGTGACAAGATTAAGACCATTCGTTATGGTCAACAGGGTGTCAAAGGTGCAGGTAAGAACCCTACGACTGCGGCAGAGAAAGCCCGTAAGAAGTCGTTTAAAGCACGTCATGCTAAGAATATAGCTAAAGGTAAGATGTCAGCGGCATATTGGGCTAACAAAAGTAAATGGTGATTAAATGTTTAATTTAGATTTCTCAGGGTTGTTCGGGGGTGGAGGTTTTACTTTGGATTCGTCCAAGTTTAACTTTGACGCCTATAAAGCTCCTGAGCCAAAGAAAGAGGCTGTTGTAGACCCTGTAGACGTCGTTAGCGATAAGTCACCAACACCTGACGTAGAAGTCTTAGAAGGCGCAGGTACTGTTGCTGTAACTAAGCCTGACCCTATTACACAGGCTATAGAGGCTCTGAAAGGTAAAGACTTATCTAATGACTTTAATGTTAACCCTATAGCTTCAGCGCCTGTAGCACCTACTCCGGTGGCTATACAGCCTGTAGCGCCTGTAATTCCCACACCCGTAGCGCCTACACCTGTAGCACCTACACCTGTAGTTAAACAACCACCAAAAACGCCTACACGTCCTACTACACCTGTAGCACCTACGCCAGACCCAATTGAACAGGCTATACAGACTGTTAAGCCTCTTGAGATGCCTAGTCTTAGTGGACTTGGTGGTATTAGTGGTTTTGATGTTACTAGTAAATCTGTTGATAACATGTTGTCTGAAGCTGAAACAAATAAAAACATTTTGAATCCTTTGATTTCTGATATTAATAAATTCAATGTTGGCGCAGGACAAGCAGGTTTAATTAATAAGAACACAGCAGACGCTTTAAAAGAG